CTAGTTCTTTATAACCAGATTGCAACTCCTTAGCTTTAGTTTGAGCATCGGCAATTTTATTTATTCTAAAGTCCTCGTCTATGGTTTGTGTGCATGTAGGACAAACCGTATTCTTTGTAAAGAACTTATGCTCTTTGGTAATCGTTGTTACTCTACTGGATATCTTTCCTTTAAGGTTTCCTAACTCACGTAATTTTTCTGTAGCACCTGTTACTTTCTCTTGTTCTTTTGTTAGGTCATGGACATCATTTTCAAAAGCCTCATTTTCAGAAAGATAACCATCAGACTCTGAAAAAAGATTAGTAATTTTTTCTTGATTTTCTTCTATTCTCCCTTTACTTTGCGATTCTAATTCTTTGATCCAATTAGTTTGCATCTCCACTTTATCATTTAAAGA